GCTGGCACCTTCGTAGTGCGATTTGGCGTCTTCTACGGTGGGAGCAAACTCTTCAATGGACTTTACGAAGTTCTTGGCGTTGACAAAGCCGCGCATCCGGTCGGGCTTGACGTTGTAATACTTGCGACCCGCATCGTCGGTAAACTGCTCATCCCGTCCGTCTTCGTCAATAACAGGTTCATCGCTGGAGGCTTCGGCTTCAAGCGGTTCAGCGCCGTCTTCTGCCTGATATTCCTGTTCAGCTTCCGGTTCACTCTGCTGCTGCGAAAGTTCCGAAGATGACTGCTGAGTTGATGCCGCATCAAACATTGAATCAAGCGCATCGGAGGTGTTGCCGTAATCGCCCGCGTCTGCTGACGAGGACATGGGTGCTTCTGGTGTCATGTGGTCCTTTGCCCGACTGCTGCCGGGGTGAGATTTGCGGGGCATTACTGCTCCCGCGTGCCAACGATCAACGCTGGCGAACTTGGGTTACTGAAGCATCGGCGGCGCTGCGCCTTGTTCAGGTTGCTGTTGTGGCATCATTCCGGCAGGTTGCGGTGGAGGCACTTGAAGGTTTGCGCCTTCCAGAATCGCCTGCGTTTGATTTGATGCCAAGTCCCGGCTCGATACGGATACCGAGACTTTGGGAGTAATCGGCGTCGGGGGCGGTGCAGGAGGCTCCAGCATTTTCTTATACTGCATGCCATACGCGATGACATTGGCGTAAGCATCCGGCATCGTTTCGCGAATACCACCAGACAAACTCGCCTTCTGCGCCCATCCCTGAATAAGCTGAACCACCGTTTCCGGGTTATCCTCAAACGTGTCAGCGGGGATAGATGGCATCAACTGCATTGACCCATCTGGCTGCTGCTGCTCAATCGGAGCCGCCTGCAAAAGTTTCTGGATGGTGTCATGCACCTTGTCGGCATCATCAAGGCCGGGTGTATACCAGCCTTCCATCCCCATCAATTCCTTGTTCGATGCAATGTTCTCAGGGCGCGTTATGCCCCAAGACTGCTGAACTTGTTCCGGTTGCCCCAGCATGAACATCAGGAAGTCGCGGCGCTGCCCCCACGTTGTAGGGATAGCTTCGTTCGCTTCAAAGTGCCAGTCACCAGCCGTCAGTTCGTCCAGGTCTGCGCTGTTGCGGCCTTCTCGAATCTGCGCCGGTCCGTACTTGATGAGCTGGCGAACGCCATTCATCTTGGCGCGTTCCCACCCTTTACGGATAAACGTCCAGATGATCCCCAACTGCATCATGGCTGCGTTCTTGTTGATTTCAGCTTCACGGGCCGTTGACGCATTACCGCCGCCAAAGATCTGAGGCTGTGTGCCTACGTCCTGCACTGCGCCAGCTTCGACGGAAGCCATCCACGGCTCCATCTGCTCGCTAAAGCGGGACGGCTGCGTCTGGTGGAACGCATCGGCCAGTGTCGCGCCCACAGCGGCCAGCGTGGGGATAACCTGATTGGGCCGGGACTTCTGTTTGTTCCAAGCGGTCAGGTTCACAACGCGGGGATCAACAAACGTCAGAGGATTGCCGCGCTCAATAGTTTCCGCCGCAATGTTTAGCGCGTGGTTGGTCAGCAGTTGCGCTGACACAAGATCCTGACCTACGGGGTCAGCGTTTAGCGTAGCTGAAGCTGACGGCTGAATCGCAGCCCAAACGTGATCCAGTCGTTCGTTCTCGATCTGCATAATCTCACCGTTGACGCGGGTGATCTTGATGCCATCGGGAAAATTTTCTTCAAGTACTTTGCGAATTTCTTCGCTCTTGACGCCAGAGTACTGATTAGCCTGAATCCATGTGCGGGCAAACGCCCATCGGTTCTTGGCAGTCGTCCGCATCGGTGCGCCGGTCGGGGAGATGATCGAGTCGCGGACTTGTCGCCCACGGTCCCCTGCAACTCCGGTATTAGGCGTTCCAAAGTCATCGCCCTTTTCTCTCAGTTTTGGATACAGGCTGATAAGCGTTTGGCGGTTCTCTTCGTACTTGTATTCCAGCCAAGGGCAAAACCGCAGGTCGCTCTTAATGAAGAACGGCGTTGTTATCATCGTGCAATCAAGCACATAGCATTCAACGCGGCCATTGGCGTACTTCTGCACGCCTGACTGAACAGGAACGTCCGCCATCTCTGGCTCAACCAGCGACTCAGGCCCAAGCGGAGCGCCGCATTGCTGGCACTTACCTGGTTGCGGGGAAATTGCGCCGCACTGAATACACCGATACCCAGGTTCCCCCATAGGTTTCTGTTCAACCGAGTAGGTCGGCTCCTCGCGGAAGCCGTACATCAGGCCGTCAGCGTTCCACGGAGTGTACAGGTACGCTGGCCCCGTAATCCAGGAGTAGGTGGCAACTTCGATGTTTTTGACATCAACGTCCCACCACGAATTAAGAATCGCGTTGCACTCGTTAGCTGTTCGGCACGCCCGAACGCTTTTGTCATCGTCGGGGTCGTTCGCCAGCGCAATGACGTTTGGAGCACGCTGCCCAAGTACAGCAATGAACTTATTCCCGTACCCACGGAAAATGTTACGGGTGTAGTCGTAAGCCCCGTCGTCATCGCCGCCTGCGCCAAACGCACCGTAGCTGCTGCCAATTGGAGCGTAGGAAGAAACGCCGTTACGCATGACTGGCGCAACGAACTGCATCCCCCTGAACATCAGGTAATTGCGCTGTGCGAGGTTGTACTGATAAATCTTCTCAGGGGCAGATTCAGCGTCAACGTCACTCGCCAGCATTTCCATAAGCGGTTGCTTCAGTCGCTGAAGCAGTTGCTCCTCGGGCGTTGGCGGTGTTTCGGCAGATGGCGTCATTGCGTGGCTTCAGATTTCGGAGGCGCGTTGTATTGCGCGAAGAATTCGCGTTCAAGTTGCTGCTGGATTGCGGACTGTTGCGGCTTGGCGGTCGGAATTTCGTTCAGGTCGGGCTGCACCGGGACCGGCGATGCCAGATTAAACACAGGGCGTCCGGTTCTGCCGATGGCCACAAAATCAGTAAAACTTCGAGTTGCTTCGATCTCTGACCGATGGGCGGTGTCGATGCGGTCCATCGCTTCGGACAGTTGCCCAAGAAGGGCGGCACGCTGGTCCATCAGGTGATCGTTCTTTAATTCAAGTTTGGCGTTTCGCGCTTCTATCCTGCGGAAATCAGCAAACAGCCGCAAGAACCCGATCAATCTTCGTACTCCTCGGATTCTGCTTCCTTACCTTCAGCCATCTCATCTTCAATGCCCATTGACTCGGCTACCTTTTCAAGAAGTCGTTCGATGCGATCCAGACGTAATTCGGCGCGGGCGGCGCGGGCGTCTTCCGCAGCCTGATCCATCGGAGTCTCAGTTTCAGCTTCAGCTTCAGGATGTTTGTCGCCAAACATGCGGGACGGCAGTTCTGGGCGTTTGGGCTTGCTCAGGCCAATAACAATTTCCATGCCGGGTTTCTTGTTCATCATGTGGCTCATCACTTTTTGCCGCCTTTCTTTTTGGTTGTTTGGGTCACAATCACCGCTTCGACCTGTGTTGGCGCATCAAGAGTAAACACGGCAAGTTCTGGCTCTGCTTCTACTTGAAACTCAGTGTTGCCAGAAACTGCGGCGTCAACCGCTACGGCAGGGTTGATCCATTCCGCAATTGCTAACTCAACTTCCTTTGCGCTAAAGCCGATTGGTCTATGCCCCACCAGAAACGTGTAATCCTGCGATGCGCCGGCAAGAATGCCTGGACGGCATCCACCCCATTCGGGGTTGATCCCGTGCTTTGCAGCCATCGCCGCGATGATGATGTCAAATGTCATTTGCCGAATCTGCCATATTTCAAACGCTTGCGCTCCGCCATCGCATCCTCTGCTTCTTGTTGCAAGTGAGCCTGCGCCGCTTTTCTCTCTCTCGAAGCATTCCACAGAGAACGAGCCTCCCGCGAGTCGAGGGCCATCTCTTTTTCCTTCTCCGCAATATATTGCTGGTTGTAAGTTGGCGGGCCTGTCGGAACGCTGCCCCTTAGGTAGCCTCCTTGAAGCGCGTCACTGTTAGTTTGTTTTTTTTCTGGCATTTTATTTACGCTTCCTCGAAAAACTGATCGGCCCCATGCCGTGCTGACCGCCCCAGTCCTGTTCGGCTTTCATCGCCGCCATGTGCCGCGCTGTCCCCGAAGCCCCCGAAGGCAACGCCGCAAGCTTGCGGCCTACAAACTCTTGCATCGGTTCTCGCGAAGCATCCTCGCGAGATGCCAACGCGCCTATTCTCAAAGACTGCAATACGAACGAACCGCCGCCCATTGCCAGCGCCGAATCATCATTTGTTCGCACCGCACCGCTCATGGCCTGGATCACCCCCTTGCACTGATTGGAGATCAGGAGTTCGGGAAGAACCTCAACATCCGGTTCCTTGAATTCAGATATGTAGCGTTCGTAGGCCGGGTAATCCGTCAGCACCAACTGACGGGCGTAATCCCAATCCGGCCCTTCAAGCCTGCCGCTTGCGGCTGGACGCCAGCGAAGCATTTCTCGCACAACATCCCACCCGTCCGAATCCTTGCCCTTGATCGGCTGCACCGACAGGAACCCGGTAGGCATCCGGTCCATACGTGCGCTAAATGCACGCCATCGCTGCTGCGGGTCAACCATGCCGCGCTCTTCATCGTCGTGAACGAACAGGAACGCTTTATGCTGCCCCAGCGACCGCTGTATGCCCTCGGCAACCGCTGCCGCTACTGACTTCCCCTGAATCCCAGAGAACGCGCTCTCAGTGAGCCACACGGGCAGGATGCGGGATATCTTGGCTTCCTGCTGACTGCGTTGGGCTATCTGCGCTCCGAACTCTTCAGGCGTCATGTCCTGCGCCAGAAACTCGCGATAGATCCGCGACCGTGACCCGACTTTGCCCGGTTGTGCTGGTTCCCGGCACCACCAATGCGCCGCGCTTGAACTGCCCATCGTAACCGAAATCCAGCGGGTCCACCAGTCTTTCAAATCGCCCATATCGACAACGTGAACCGCTTGCGCTGGTTCGCCGTTACCGCGATGTGCTGCTCGGAAATCGGGGAACATCTGGACCGTCGTGCCGCCCAGCATGACTTCACTGGCACCCCAAACCATCGCATCCAATCGGTCAGGCGATCCGCTGCCTGTGTACCCGTCAGATGCCATCGCGCACATCTGTTCTTCAAGTTTGGCGTAGTTCCCGACCAGATGGAATCGCCCCTGATCCGACAACAGCGAAATCGGTTCAGCCCGCAGATGCTTGCCCCTCGATGCCGTCACCTTACGGAACGGAACGCCGGGGTCCAACGCCAAAATCGTGTTTCCGACCAGATCGCCGCCGTTGTTTGTTTCGCCAACGATCACATCGGCGGAATGCCGATGGTAGGCCGCAATTGCCGCCATCGCCCATTCGTTCGGGGTCATGACGCCGGAAAGGTCTTCCAGCATGTACCCGTCCCCGTTAACGCCCTTTCCGACTACGGCAATGCCGCATTCATCGGATCTCGCGTTTGACGTTACTGACGGGTCAATCGCCACTACAATTCGGGCCATTGGGGGAAGGTCTTCCCGTTTAACCCGCGTTCGGTCAATCAGTAGCGTATTCCATAACGCGCCGGGGGTGTCTTCGAGCAGTTCGCCTTCAAGTTCCTGTCGGCCAAGGCGAGTGCCCTCGTACTGCGAAATGACATCCGCAAAAAAGTCTTCGGCCAGATTTTGCCGATTTTCATACGTTGAACCGCGAACAATGATTGCTTTCCCGGTTTTCTCGTCCTTGACCAGATCGTGGATGATTGGGCAAGGCTTCGGGGTCGTGGTGATAATGCAACGCAGGTCCGATCCAAGCCGATAACCCAGTTTGAACTGCGTAAACGCTTCAGGGTCATCAAACGCTGCGATTTCGTCAATCCATCCGCCGTAACACTGAGGCCCGCGTAAACGGTTTGGCTCCTCTGCGGAAAACGTTTTGGCGATCACGCCGTTCGGCCACTTGATCTGGCGCTTCGACGGCTCGTATTCCGGCATGAACCACGGAGGCGAACACGCCAAAATACCGCTTGGCCCCTCGATCATTACGTCCCGCACGTCGGCTGCGGTTGGCCCAAGGATATGCAGGATGGGATGTTTTCCGCCCTCTGCCAGTTGCCGAATGTATTCGGCTCCGCAGCGCGTTTTGCCAAATCCGCGGCCCGCCATCACAACGAAATAGCGATACTTGCCCTGCGGCGCTAACTGCTTCGGCCTTGCCTGCAACTTCCAGTCATACCGCCGCTTTTCCTGCTGCCGCTCAATTTCGCGGCTAATCTCGCCAAGATCCAGCCCCGCGATGTCAAAACCAGCAAGGCTCATGGGTTAGGCGAACAAAGTACGATTCTGCTTAAAATTCCACGTCCAGCTAATTCCGTCACCCAGCGTTTCGCGGTAGACTTCGCGGGAAGCCATCGACGTAATCGAACCCGGCGACTCTTCGGGAAGTTTATCTATTGCAACGGCCTTCATGCGCTCGACGGCTACCTCATGGGTAACAGTAATCCGCAAAATGTCGATGCGCCCCGAGCGTGGGCCTACGCCTTCAACCACGCCAGCCTTGACCATACGCAGCACTTCTTCAAGGCTGTCTTCCATGTACGTCGTGCGGTCCTCGCGTTGAACGCGGATCGGCAACGCCGGGAGCCTTTCCAGCAAATTTGGGGCTTGCGTAGTCATTTTTGGGATGGGGGTTGAAACGGTTTGGTGCGATGGTGCCAGGGGTAAGCGGCCCAGACCGTGTTACGAATCTCAGCAACCGTAGCACTTTCAGCATACCTTGCGGCTGAATCGTGCTACGAATTCATCTTAGGTCTGGATTTTGGCCATGTCAAATTAAATCAACTCCGTACTGTATCGGAACCGTTGTAGCGCATGTTATGATGGAGCCATGAGATTGATTGGATATTGTCGCGTTTCATCGCAAGCGCAATGTGACTCCGGGGCTTCTATTGACGCCCAGATCGAGAAGATTAAGTTGCAGGCCGCGCTGCTCGGGCATCCGCTGATCGACATCATCACCGACGCAGGTGAGTCTGCAAAGGATCTCGACCGCCCCGGCGCTCAGCGTGTTCTGGGGATGGTCAAGGCGCGTCAGGTGGATGCCGTTATCGTCAAGCGCATGGACCGCATCACCCGCAACGTCGTTGACGGGGGGAACCTGATCTCGATGTTCGAGAAGCACGGCGTTCGGCTGATTTCAATTGATGAGGGCTTTGACATGGGCACCATCATGGGCCGCGCCATGATCGGAATTATCACAGTGTTTGCCGCAATGGAGCGCGAACTGATCGGGGAACGTACACGCATTGCGCTTCAGCAGATAAAACAGTCCGGGTGCCCCGCTGGCCCCGCGCCATACGGCTACCGCTCACAGGAACGGCCCGTGATTGATGGGAAGAAAACGCGGATGCCATTGCTTGAGGACGAAGCCGAACAGCACACGATCCGCGTTATCCTCGACATGCACAGCCGGGGGGACAGTTACCGCGACATGGCCGCTGAGCTGAACAGAGCTGGCTACCGGACGCGCAAGAATGGCAAGTGGACGTTCCCCGCGATGGGGCAGATCATCAAGGCAAACTCGGTGGTGGTGGCAGGAACACAGGAGGCTGCGTAATGGGCGAGTTTAACAGAAACAATCAGTTTCAGATACCTGAAGACAAATGGAAAGCCCCGTCGAGGGCAATGCTGCGAAAAGCGCAACGCGCTACAGTGTTGCCGGGATTCCCATCATCGGTGCAATTCACTACCATAGACGAAGTTGACCAGTACCTATCTGGCGAGAAACTTCAATGCCTCTTGTGCGGCAAGATGTTCTTAGGGTTAGGCAATCACATCGCATTGCAGCACGGAGTTCCTGCAATGGAGTATAAGCACCGCTACGGGATACCATACCTTCGCGGGCTGTCCGCTGAAAGCACAAAACAAAAACACCGAGACTTCAGTAGTCTGCGGTTAAGTAACCCCGCAAACATGGAGTTGCTGCTGGCATCGGCTGAAAAAGGGAGGGCCGCGTCAAAAACATACAAGCCTCCAGTTAAGTCGGTCCAGAATCAGCGCCGGGACAGGATCAAAACAAAACGTCTCTATCTGAACTGCATGTCTTGTGCAAGCCTCCTATCCGTAGCCAGCAACGCTCCATCAAAGTGCGCCGCCTGTAAGGTTAAAAGAAAATACGTGTATGCGCCGTATGTCAAAGAAAACGCAAAACGGCACTACTACAAAGACCTTGAACATAGCAGAGAGTTGCTAAGGCAACGTGCTGCGCGGGTCAGGGCAAAGAAAAAGCTGGCTAACACGGTGATGGCAGCTTGAACTGATTTGTCTATACAGGACATGGCGTTCGCTTGCCGTTATGCTTATTGACTAACCTACACTGAATCGCATAAACTACTATAATGAAGACACCAGAAGATGTAGGATTTGCAACACCTGGCGAGGCAGCGCAATTTCTGCGGCTCTCGAAAGCAATGGTTCATAAGTTAATTGGGCAGAGCGCAATTCCTGCGTGCCGATACGGGCGGTCAGTGCGAATACCGTGGTTGTGGCTAAAAACTCAATCTGAAGAACACATAAATGCGCGTTCGGCGCAGTGAAACTTTCCCGCAGCACGTCACGCCGCATTAACAGCCCAGCCGTTATCGCTCTGGCTTTGGCGGCGCTCCGGTTGAAGCTTTACCTTCCAGCGGCCCTTGTTGCGGCCCAACCGGAACAACTTTGCCTTGCTGTCCCCTGCCCATCGTCTGATTGTCTACCAACCGAATGTCCTTGTTCAGGTAGGTCCAGCACTCCCCGGTCGCCACGATAAAGCAGACCCATTGCAGGTCATGGTCGATGCCTGGGTCGATCATGACGTGGGCGTGGGCAAAGCCTTTCGGCGTCCATAACGGAATGGGCGGGGAAAGTTGGATGGTCACTTAGACGCCAAGCTCCCGCAGCGCCCGAATCACCGCATCGGTAAACTTTTGGCGGATGTCCTTGTCGGGGATCTCGACGACACTGGTGTATTTCTTTTGCCCTTCGCTGTTTGTCCACGAAGTTTGCGGCAGGCCGATAAAGTCGCCGTTGTCGCCCTTTACCAGGCTGCACTGTTTTAGCAGCATGCCGCTTGGCATCGTCAAGTCAAAGGTTCCAAGTCGTTTGCCGCCTGTTGTTGGCTTCCAGTTTTCGATTGTCATATCCAACTCCTGATTTTTTGCACTGCTTTTGTCTCGGTTACGGTTTCGCCCCGTTGCGTTTCCTGCTCAACGCGGTTAACGCGGTCTTTCGCTTCGTTAATCTTTGTGGCAAACCGCTGCCACTGGATGCGGGACTCAAGCGGGAGGTCGTCCCAGTGAACGTGGCCGTACTTGCTGCCACCGACCGTTTCGCAATGCAGGTCGTAGATATGTTCAGGCGTCATATTCACTTTTCCCGTTTACTGTCGTTGAATGCGCGTAACCGCTGAACCGCTTTCACGATCTGCTTTGGGCGGCTGGGGCACACCGCAAAGTGCTTCCGGTCCTCTCGGGCCGACTGAAGTTTTCCGCACCAGCCACAAGGCCGCAGGATGGGTTTAGCTGGCATCAGGAACGCGGGCTACCAACATGGCATCGGCTATCCGGTAACAATTGCTTGCAGTAATTTCCAAATCCTCGTCACCAAAGTAAGCGCAATCTGCAAGACATCCCGTCAGTGCCGCCATAGCGAACTGGTCGCGGATGGTTGGTGTCCGGTCGGCTATGACGAACAGCGCATCGACTGATGTCGCTGGCTTCATGTTGCCGTCAAGATGCGTTTGTGAAAACATTGCATCGGCCAAAATCTGCCGAATCGCCTGTAATATGTTGTCGGTCATTTTTAATCTCCTTGTTGGCGCAGCACTCAAAGCAATCAGGCTTGTTCGCGCTGATTATCCGGCCACATGCACACTGCCCATCACCGGGCGGCTTTGGCTTCCTTGCCCTTGCCTGAAATCTTGGCATAGGGTTGGTGCATTTCATCAGGGTTGATCCAATCGGCATTATGCCCACGCTCTTTCGTGAACGCACCCGCAACCGCAACGAATGAGAACGGCAGTGGAGACGCAAGCTGCGCCGCAATCGCAGACAGACTCAAACTCAGCCACTTTGCGGGGGCGTGGCAAATTGGATGGCTGCGG